GAGGATTTGCACCAGCCGCTTTTAATGATGGAGATAGTGAGATAGCAATTACTTATAGTGATGTTACAAGCGTTACAATTGCTGCTCTTTATGTATAAACAACAAATAATTAATAAATAAAAAAAATAGAAAAATGGCAATACTTAATGGAACAGATATAAAAGTTTATGACAGCTCGGCTGTTTTAGTGGCTTTTGCTCAATCGGCATCTATTACGATTAACATGGACACCAGAGATATCTCTAATAAAGAGAGTGGCGGCTTTGCCGAATCTTTGGAAGGCCAAAGAAATTGGGAGATAAGTTTAGATGGAGCTTATGCTTGGACTGATGCAGCTGGAGCAGATTTAACTAATGGCGCTGATGATTTAGTAAAAAAATACTTATTGGATGCAGGTACCAATACAAGAGAGGCTTTTACTATAAAATGGGGAAACACTGGTAGCACAACAGGGGATACTGTTTATGAGGGCAGCGCTTTCTTAACTTCTTTTTCAGCTACTGGCGGAACTGAAGATACTGCAACCTATAGCATGACTTTTGCAGGAACAGCTGGCATAACTGTAACTACAGCATAAACTAACTTTTGCTCAATATCCCTTACGCATCCTTTTTTCAGGTGGGTTGCGTTTGGGTGAGAGCATCTTAAAAACTTGAAAAAATGGAATATACTTTTGTAAAATTAGGAGATAAAAAATATCCTATCAAATTTGGATTTAATGCTTTGCGTAAATATTCAATGAAAACTGGCACAACCTTAAATGAGCTTAATAAATTAGGAGCAGATATGAATCTTAATGATGCTCTTATTTTAATTTATTGTGGCATTGAAGATGGATATAGAGCAGCAAAACAAGAATGCAAATTGTCAGTAGATGATTTAGCAGATTTGATGGATGGAGATTTTGATGCGATTGGCAGATGTATGGAAGTGCTTACGCAAATGATGGGGGGAGATAGCGAAAAAAAGCCCAAGCCCAAGAAAGCGAAAAGCTGACTTGGGATAAACTTGAGGGGATTGCTTTTGGGCAATTGGGAATGAGTGTTGAGGAATTTTATAATATGATTCCAAAGCATTTCTTTAATAAGTTAAATGGCTTTTTCGAATTGGAGCAGATGAGGGAGCGCAATGAATGGGAAAGAACAAGATGGCAAACTTGCTACTTATTAAATATCCAAATTGCAAAAGGTAAAAAATTAAAACTTACTGACTTGATTAAATTTGATTGGGATAAAAAAGAAGAGGTGGATTTTGAAAAATTAAAAGCAAGAGCTGAATACATTAAAAAGTTAGAAGAACATGGCAAATAAAAGCATAGGTTTACTAAATATAGTTTTTGGAGCTGATTTAAGAGGTTTTGATAGGGCAATGAAAAAGGCCCAAAGAAGCATTAAGAAGTTTGGTAAAAAAATGGAGCAAACTGGTAAAACTTTATCTACCAGCTTAACGCTTCCAATTTTAGCTTTAGGAGCAGTAAGTGTTAAAAGTTTCGATAAGCAACAGAAAGCAATTGCTCAAGTAGAAGCTGGACTAAAATCTACTGGAAACCAAGTAGGAAAAACATCCAAAGAGCTACAAAAAATGGCTTCTGATTTGCAAAAAACTACCTTATTTGGAGATGAAGAAATTTTGCAAGGAGCTACAGCTCAACTTTTAACTTTTACAAATATAGCAGGAGAGCAATTTGAGAGAACTCAAAAAGTAGCTTTGGATTTAGCTACCAGATTGGATGGAGATTTGAAAAGTGCATCTATTATGCTTGGTAAAGCATTAAATGATCCTATAGCTAATTTATCTGCATTAAGTAGAGCAGGAATACAATTTTCCACAGAACAAAAAGAAGTAGTAAAATCTTTAGTAGAAACTAATAGGCTGGCAGATGCTCAAACTATTATATTAAATGAACTGGAAAAGCAATATGGAGGTAGCGCAGAAGCAGCCAGGGAGGCAGGATTGGGGCCAATCCAAGCTTTACAAAATACCTTAATGGATTTGACTGAAGATATTGGGAGAATAATTTTACCATCTTTAATGTCGCTTGCTAAATTTATTGAGGGATTAGCCACTAAATTTGATAATTTAAGCGATAAAGCTAAAGTAAATACAGTCAAATGGTTAGCTTTTGCAGCTGCATTAGGGCCAGTAACTATTGGTATTTCTAAAGTGATTTTAGCTTTTGGTTACCTATTACCTTGGATTAACAAAATAGGAAAAGCCATAAAATGGCTGGGAATGACAATGCTTACTCTGATTAAGAGAAATCCTTGGCTTTTATTAGCTACTGGCGTTGCAGCTTTAGGAGTAGCAATAGCTGATGCAATGGGAGCTTTTGACAAATGGCTCGGCAAAACAGATGACATAAAAGATAGTGGAGTAGAAGCTGGAAAAAGTGTTGATGATTTGACAAAAGCATTTGCAGATTTAGATAAACAATTAGAACAAACTCCTACTACTCCAAAAAGTACTAATGGAATAAATCTTACTCCAATACCATCTTTAGGCCCTACTTTAATGCCTACAGATAAAATAATTCCTAAACTTGACAAGGTAATTAATAAAACTAAAAAAGCATTAACCATGCAAGATGAGTATAATAGTGCTATAGGACAATTTGGCCATACTTTTGCAAATGCTTTTTCCAATGCTTTAACATCTCAAGAGGGATTTTTCAAATCATTTATTAGCAATCTAAAATCTGCAGTTGCCCAGCAATTAGCAATGCTTGCTGGAATGCAAATAGCATCTACTCTTTTTGGGGGTACTATATTAGGAGCAGGATTACCAACATCAACTGGCTTATTTAAGGGAATAGGAAGAATCTTTGGCTTTGCAAATGGGGGATTAGTTACTGGCGCTACAATGGCTTTAGTGGGAGAGGGTAGCGGTACAAGCATAAGCAACCCAGAAGTCATAGCACCACTTGATAAATTAAAAAACTACATGGGTGGAGATTTAAGAGTTACTGGAAGATTAGTTGGAAATGACATATTTTTAAGTAATGATAAAGCTGGCGTAAGCCGCAACAGATTTGTTTAATGGCATACAATAGAAGATATGAAAGTAATTATTTTTCGCTTAATGGCAGGCAATACTACCTGGAAATAAGAGATCAAAATTTTACTGGCATTACAAAAGAATGCTCATTAGGGGCAGGGGGTTGCAAAATCTCTTATGATACTGATAGCGATAGCCGCTACACTCCAATTATTGCATCTAAAATGGAGATTCCTTTTATTGTAAAAGATGCAGTTGATCAAGTTTTTATAAAGCAACTAATTGAAAATTCTAATGAAGAGGATGTCGTTGTAGCATTATACATTAATGGCTCTGCTCAATATGCTCCATTATGGAGTGGCTATTTATTAACTGATTTAGGAGCGCAAGAGGATGTTAGCTTTCCTTATGAAGTAAAATTAACAGCTACTGATGGCTTGGCACGATTAAAAGATATTGGTTTTTGGAGTGATGAAGCAACGAGCCTTACTTACAAACATAAAGGCCAAGAAAGAATTACTTATTGGATTAAAGAAATTCTTAATAAAATAACGCCTCCAGGAACTACTCAAGGCATTACAACAGATGCAAAAATTAGAGCAGCTGTAAATTGGTACAATGAGCAGCACGCTAACGCTGGCACTACTTTTGGCCCTTTACATCAAACCAAAATAAAAATGGGAATGATGGAGGAGGTGGATGCTGATGGCAATATTATTGTAAGAAATTCTTATGATGTATTAAAAAGCCTTTGCATAACTTTTGGAATGAGGTGTATTTACTACAAGCACTATTTTTATTTTATTCAGATAGATGGTTACAATACTGCAGAATCAGGCACAATAACCAATCCAGAAAATATCAATACAAGAGATTATGATTTAAGCGGAGCGCATATAGCGAGCAGGGATCATTTAGGGGGATCATATTGGATAAGATATAATCAATTAATAGAAAACCAAACAAATCCAGGAAAAGGCATTCAAAAATTAGCTGGCACAACTTTTCAGAATTATCCAATACTTAAAAAAGTTAGTGGAGATTTTATAAACTTTGGGAATGAAAACTATTTTAATGGATTTCCAGAAAGTACGCCAGGCCCTAAAGAAACTGGTGGAGTAGGAGATATTGTTTCTGTTTCTCAATTGATAATGGATGATCCTCAACTTGCCACAAAATTCTTATTAAAAATTCCACTATCATTTCAGCAAGATACAAGCGTAGCAAGCTACAATAATTATTTTGATGATTTTAGAGTAGATTTTTATTGCTACATAAAAGCATCAATTCCATCTGGAGCTACTGGAACTGGCTCAACTCAATACCTATACGATAATGGCTCTGGTGGTTATGCATGGAGTACCACGCTTCCAATAGCAGGAGATTTTATTAAATTATCATCTCCAGTTTTTTCTAATAGTGGTGGGATGGCTACATTAACTCCTCATAATAGCCCAAGTGGAGAAATGCCAGCTATTACTGGTGTAACTGGCACTTGGCAATTTGAAATAATTTTGCAAGCTTTCAATAGTAATGGCTCATGGAAAGATCCAGTTAAGGTAGTAGCTCCATTAGTATTAGGGGCTTTAGGAAATACAGTAAATGGAGAAGATTACACAACTCATGGAGTTAAATGGAAAAACCAACTAAATGCAGCTCCAGGAACTTGGACTAATCAAGTAGTGGCTCAACCTAATGGGGTTAATACTCAAACATTAGTTTACAATGGTACTGGAAATCCTTATGCTGGGCAATTGTATTTATTAAATTCTTCTTTTAGTGTCGGCACTTTAGGCTCAAAAATCATAAGCCAAACTAATACAAATGATACATCAGAAATTTATTTAGGCCAATTGAATTGGGGAGATAGTGCGCTCGGCTCTGATGCTTCAGCCATACAAGTTTGGAATGGAAGTGCATGGGTGTTTACTGATCCATCTGGGGATTGGGGGCTTGGCACAATAACGCCATCAACTCCATTGAGCTTAACAAAACTTTTATTAGAGCAATATTTAGAGGGGCAAAATTCTTCTATTTATAGAATGAATGCAAGAATAGTTTTAGGAGCGCATGAAAAAAACTCTACAGATAGTAGTGGAAGCAGGCCAAAATACATTAATCCCATTGGTAGATTAGTTTTGCCAGATGGAACTTTTCCATCAAAAAATTATATTTTTTTAAGAGGTAGTTTTACAACTGGAGAGGATGAGTGGGATGGAGAATGGTTTAATATAGAAAGACAAAGCCCAACAATTACCACTACTACCACAAATCTAAACACATCAACATCTCCAATTGGCGGCAGCACTTATCCTAATGCTTCAAATGCATCATCTCCATCTGGTGGTTTAATAGCTCCTAAAATAGCTCCTCCTGCAGTTATTGCTACCACTACAGCTGTTTTATCAGCTCAAAATAAAGTGGCCAATGGGCAGTTTACAACTGATTCTGATTGGAGTAAAGGCTCTGGTGTTACAATAGCATCCAGCCAGCTAAAGTTTGAAAGCGTTGCCTCTGGGCAAGGAGCTTTAAGTATTTCTTCAGCTATTACTTTAGGCAAACAATATGAAGTACAATTTACTGTTAGTGGTTATAGCTCTGGCGGTGTTTATGTGCAATTAGGAGCTACTGCAGGCACTACAGTAACAGCCAATGGAGATTACACGCAAAGCATTACTCCTGAAACATCTACAACTATCCAAATATTAGCAAGTGCTGCAGGCACTACATTGGATATTGATGGCATTATACTAATAGAAAAAATTACATCTATTCCTATAAATGATATTGGAGAAACTTTATTAGCAGATAATGATAGAATCTCTTTAATAAATAACCAATCTGGAGAGGTTTATGATTTAAGGCTAAATGCAGCCCAAACAAGTGGAGATAGCTCTTTAACCATAGATGCTTTTGCTTTTGATGAAGATGTGCCAATAGGAGCTTTAATAGGGATAAATCAAAGAAATTTAATACAGCAATACCAAAATAAAACAGAGGGCTCAATTGGTGGAGATACAATAATAGTTGGAGTTGATACCGATTATATTAAATTAGTGCCAAGAGATTTTATTTCTAATGCTGATGTAAGTAATAAAGAATGGGCTTTTGATGATACAGGAGTTACAGGAGTAAGAATATACCATACCGATACAGAGCTATGGGCATTTGTGCCTATTCCTTATGGTAAAAAGGCAACTCATATAACTGTTTGGGGAAACAATACGAAAAATGTAGAGGCTTATGAATTGAATGTCAATGCAAGTGGTATTGGCTCAACACTGGGAACTGGAACGGTAGGTACAGAATTTAGCATTACCAATTTAGCAAGTAATGCTACTAATTATTTAGGAGTTAAAGTAATAACAACTGGTAACTCAAACCGAATTTATGGCGGCAAGGTTACCTTAGCAAATATATAAAATGAAAAAAGAAATAGGCGATAGCTTACAAGTAATGACAGCAAATGGAAGCGCAATTGGATTGAATTTAAGCAGCTGCAATGAGATTTTAACATTTATCTCATTAGTGCTTGCCATTGCATTTACTATTTATAAATTTACAAAAGATGCCCAAAAAGAAAAAAATAAATAAAGGAGCAAGCCATCCTAAATGGGGAAAGGTGGAAGATGCAAAAGAAATAAAAGAAAGGCGATTAATTGCCAATGTAAAAGGTGCAAAAATATCCGCCATATTTCTCAAATAAAAATAGATTAGGTGCTTTGCCGATTATTAAAAAAAAGATTCATAAAAGCTAAAAGCATTATGAAAAAGCCAAAAGCAAATTTATTGCTGATAAGAGATACTTTTACAGAGAAATCTACAATCGGCAAGTTATATTTTGATGGAGAATTTTATGGGCATACTTTGGAGCTACCTTGGAAAGATAACGAAAAAAGAGTATCTTGCATCCCCAAAGGCGTTTATGAAGTTAAAAAAAGGCATACAGAAGAAAGCAAATATAAATATGAGCATCTTCATATTTTAGATGTAGAAAATAGAGAATTGATTTTAATGCATGTAGGTAATTATCCTAAAAACAGCAAGGGTTGTATATTATTAGGAAATACCAGAGCTTTGAATTTTGTAGGCGAAAGCCGAAAAGCGTTTTACAAATTGATGTACGATTTAGGAAGTTTTGAAAAAATTGAATTAATAATTAAAAATAGATAAAATGAAATCATGGATAATCACCCAAACTATTAA